AAAGTTGTCCAAGTTGCGCCATCAGTATATCGCATTGGGGAACCTGCACTTAATTTGAAATTAGTCTCAAAGAAAAGCCTTTTTGATGAGTCAGAACCACTGTAATTTGTAGCCCAAAAGAAATCAGAATCGGTACTATCCCAAGTTACACTTGGAGATAAAAACTCTTGATAATCGCCACCTACAACTTTATAGGCATATTTAGTATCAAACCAGACGGTTTCTTCATCATTGATACCTGCTATTTCCCTTACCCATATGCCCATAGCAGGCAATGTAGGATAATAGCTAAATGCTGCTGTCGCTGCAACACCTGCGCCTAATGTATGAGTAAGAATCACAACTCCAGTAAGATAATTAATCCAACCGCTATTTCCGGCTACAGATCCTTTTAATAACCCATTACCTTGATCTGTAAATGTGACACCACCCATAATGATAACAACACTACCAGGCTGTATTTCGGCGGTAGCTTCTGGAGTTATAGCAGGAGTATAAAGAGAATATAGGTTGATTGTCCAAGGTGAAGCACCAGAATTGCCAATAGAAGCGGCAGTAAAGACACGTCTAAATCTACCAATGAATTGCATCCCTTCGCGTTTTTTTACTTCTTCACGCCATACATAGGCATTTTGAAGCTCTTGAAAAGCATCATCGACTAATAGAAAAGGTTTTTTATTCTTTTTCTGTGCGCCTGAATTGAAACCAGATATATCAATTGATTGCATCATTTTCCGATTACCATCCAGGAAAAAGGTCTGTTTCCAGCACTACCACTTCTTTTAAATTCAAAACCTATTAACGTTCTAGCGTCCACACCCCATGAAATATTTTCGGTGCTACTTTGTACAATCGTTGCAGTTAATGAATATAAAGGCACTGTTAAGGGTACTGGAAAAACGACCACTGTTGTATTTCCTGTTGTGGTCATTGTGCCGTATTGTAAGATAAGACCACCAGGAAGAAAAGTCCAACCTGTAGATGTTCCAAAAGTAGCGTTATTTGTTTGATCTGCCCTTGTTAATTGATACTCAAACCCATTGTTTTCACCTCTAAAAACCAAATTTGCTTCAGCAGGATTTGCACCTATTTTAGAATAGAATCCTGCTTCATTAGCTAATGTTGTAGGTGGTAGTGGTACTCCAACTTGACCTATAGTTCCTGGTTGTTCTGGCATTTGCAAGAATTTATGTTTACCTTGTCCCAATGCATTAAAAGGAACGTGGTTGACTGCTTCTACAAGTGCAATTTGTTGGAAATTAGTGCGTATGCGATCTCGTGTGCTTCCTAGCGTATCACCTGAAATTGGAATGTCACTTGTAAATGTCATGTTGCAACCTATTTTGAATTATGCTATCATATATAAGTCAAAACCAAAAAATTAACAATCATTATGGAAAATAAAGTCAAAATATTATTTAAAGAATATGGAGCGTTATCGCCTGCATTTCTTCAAAGGAAATTTAAGATCAGTTTCGAATATTCTAGAGATTTGCTAGAAAATATTAAAATAAAGAATAGCAAAAAAGTATATTTAAACTATTCTTTAATACGATTAATCAAAACTACGTCTGATAATCATGATTATATTCCTTTTGAATAGTTAAAATTTTAATTACCTTTCTTCATCAAGTGTCGATCTTTTCCAATACTTAACTTTATAGCCTTCTTTCCACTTCATACCGTCCCATCTATTTTGGCTGCACCAACCTCGAATAGTGCCTTTTAATCCTTCAATTTTAAGGAATAGCAAATCATAATCTATTGGGCTGTATTTAGATGCATCAGCCCAGCCATCGCAGTCGTATTTGACCATAGGATAGGTGAAACAGCTATCCGTATCTTCGTGAAGTCTCGTGCCTACTTTTTGCATAAAAAATCAATTACTTCCCTTTACCAACAGCTTTCTTTTTTGCCAATGGCGCAGCAGGCTTTTTATCTTTTAATCCTGTTCCGTATGCTTGGGTTAGCTTCATAGGATCTTTTTTACCACCTTGATAATGTCCTTCATCTTGAAGCGACTTTTGTTTTCCCATTTGCTTTTTTGTAATATCTGCTTTCATTTTTACCTACTGATTTTGACCGTTATAACCGATTTGTTCTCTTGTTTCATCTCTAAATAGCGTCAGTGACTGTCTTTTACCAAGTTGCGAGTAGCTCCTAGTATTAGCATTACTTAATTTTTCATCATAATATTTTTGCATTTGCTGTACGCCTACATCATCAAGCCTGTCTTGATATAGCTTCTTAGCTACACCGTAAACAATTAGTTCCCACCAGTCTAGTTGTTCTGGTCTTCCTGATAAATTAGGCGATTGTAGACTTACTGTTCCTAGTAATGCCTGTGAAGGTCTTCTATAAGCTGTCATCTCAATTGTATATGCCTGGTCTGGAACTGGACGCAATACAAATTGATTCTGAAAAAATAACATCAAATATGGTTTACCTTGCACTGATTGCAGATATTGTATTGTGACATTATTTCCTTGTGGAACCGCCTGTGTAAAAAATAAGCCTGCAACGTTACCAGTTTGATAATTTATTGTGCCACCTGGCGCACAATCACCTATCAAATTACCTGCTCCATCATCTGTTACAGCAAGTGATGATGTTGCTGTATTTGCAGATATAAGAATATTCTGTATCCTAGAAATATTTGGTTCTCTAAATGTTGGAGGATAACCACCGGGAAATATTTGAGTACTAGATAATTCCGTGTCAGCAATTGGGTTATTATTGATACTTGCAGTTATTGGATACTTTTGTGTTGTTAATGTGTATGGCCCTGTTGTTCCATTACCTATGGCAAAGTTTTGCAACTGTTGACCAGACCAATTATAATTGTAGAAACTTGCTTTATTCTGAAATAATATCAGTGATGCTTTACCACAATATGCAGGTGCTTCTACTGTCTCCCAATGATCAAAATCAAAGGGATAAGTGTCTACATTCTGTATTGTGTTGAATGTGTAAACATCTTGCAACTTTAGATTACGGAATTCATTTGGCAGATCATAAAGATAAAAGCTATTGATATACTTGATAATTTTATCAAGAGTAACTTGATTACTATTACCGGAAGCTGACACCTCTTGAATCTTCTCAATTATATCTTGTAAATTACCAACTGACATATTTTTACCTTATAAAAAATCTACTGGAACAAAACGCACTCTTGATATTGTATCAAAGGTTTTAGGTATCTTTGTAGCACCTGTGGGAGCTTGTTCAACATTACTGTAACGTCTGATTTTTTTCTTACAACCATTAAGATGTTTAACAACACCAAAAGGAATTTCGCAAATTTCACCGTGAACTAATGTAAAATGTTGGATGCCTTCACCAGGATAAATACGATAGCAAAAATCGAAAAATCCACCTTCTGCTTCTGTGAATTCAAATTGACCTTTTACAAGCTTCTCATCTTCTTTGCGCATCTTTTTAATCATTTCATCAACTTCCGTTTTCGGCTTATGATTGATGATTTTCTTACTTACTGATCTTACTAGCATTATTTACCTATTATTTAAGGGGGATGACAATTTGTCACCCCCCATTTTATTAAGCGTTATTTACAACGTTATTTCCGTTCGATTTAAACGCAAATACTTGCATGTTAGCGTTAGCAACACCACAAGCACTTGTGCCAATGTTCATTACAAATTGCGCGCGATTATCTGAAGCATCTTGTAAATTCATCCCTGGAGGACTTAAAGGAATTGTTGCACTTCCATTGAGTGGCACAACTCCAGAACCAGCAGGAAAGCAAGTAGCAGGTGAACCATTTACTCCGCCAAGATAATTTGCACTTGATGGTAAAGCAAATGCGGTAAATCCTGAAGTGTCATAATCTAAGACAATAGAAGATTCAGTAGCCGAATTAGTAACAACAAGAACTCTTGGCGCACCAGAAATATTGCTTGTTACGCTTCCATCACCTCTACCAGTTAGAAAACTTAACTGTGTCATTCCATATGCTATAGGAATGTTGAAATCAACACGTTCACCCACTGTAAAGTCGTTTTTCTTAGCGAAATAAACTTTAGCTTGAGTAGCTTGTGTGATACCAACTACAGAAATTACGTGTGGATACATAAATCCCGGGTATACTTTCTGATAAAATCCTGTAGTTCCATTAACAACAGAGAAACCGGCAGCAGCAGCAGTAGCAAAATATCCTAATGTAATACTTACTCCAGCGCTAACCGCTGTAACTTGAAATAACATAGAACTTAGTTCTAACGCTGATACAACATTTATCAATCTAACCCAATCGCCAACATTGATACCTGTTGTTGTTCCTGTGAGAACGACGCCAGTTGTACCATCAATAGCTGTCATTGCTACTTTTGCATAAGTAGGCGGATTAGTTTGATCTATAAATGTAAATCCTCCACTTGTACCTTTTGAAGCATAAGTTGTTACACCTGATCCAGTACTTGAAGGCTGACCTAGAGCTAAATAAGAACCTTGCGCCATCGTTCCATACCATTCGGCATAGATCGGGTTAGCTGCTGTACTTTGTGCACCCCAGTTAGTTAAATCCTTAACATAAATCCAGTCTGGTTTATCAGACATAGGAATGTTTTGTGCTACAATGGTAGCAGGATTCGTATAAGTCCAAGAACCTATATAAGAAAACGGTAAAGACATAATTTATACTCCTTATATTCCTGTTGATCTTAAATTCTGTACCCACAGGTCATTGTTAACACATTGACCTTGATAAAAAGAACAAGCTGCCGCATGTCTTAAATGCGCCGGGTCATTTAATACACCCGGTGGAGTATAAATATATCTAGCTCTTCCACCTGCTTGGAATACAACTTTATAACCTTCATATGCTGTGATAAAGCAGTTAGCAATATCATTACCTAGCAATGAAGCATTTTTACTGATAGAACCTTGAGATGAAATAAAAGCACGAATGTTATTAACACCACCCCACTCACTGGATAAAGTATCGATAGATTGTGTACCATATTCAAATTTGCGTCTAAATCCTGTGATGTTATTTAACACAGGAATCATACGAGAGTGACACATCATACCGTAAGCATCACCCAAAGGAGATGTACCGATTTTTCTTGATGCATCAATCATGTTTGTGATATATTCGCCGTCATTTGTCTGTAACAAAGCAACGATTTCATCTAAATCTGATAAAGCAGCTTCTGTTGGTAAATCCCCATTGGAACCCCCTACAGAGTTAATTACTGATGCTGAACTTTCCAAATTGTCTCGTTGCAGAATATCCGAAGTTTCTTTATAAGCCTGTCCTAGACGTGCTGCGGAGGCATTAAGAATTGGATCTTGGTTGGTAATAGTAACTTGACGAGTCAATACAATATATGTTGCGTAATTTCTTACACGGCAATCAACATCAACACGGCTCAATAATTGAGACGGTGGATTTAATTGTGCGTTGTCGACTGGAACTTCAAAAGTATCCAATGCGTCATAACGAGATTGACGATTGATG